TTCCTTTGGATTAACTGCGCTTTCTGCTTCTTTCAATGACTGAAGCATATTCAGAAGCATTTGTAAGTGAGCTAAATCAGTACCCTCAATCTCTTTTAATGATTTAATCATATCTAAAGTAGCAGCAGCATTGTCTTTCTCAGATGCTGCTCTACGCTCTTGTGCAAATGCTTGATTTTCTGCTATACGAGAATCACGTTCTCTACCAAGACCGCGATCTGCAGACGCACGGGCCTGAGCGAGTTCAATCTCGGCAGCCATTTGGTGCATCTGCAGTTGAGCTTGTTGCTGTTGCATTTGCTGAGCCTGTTGCTGTGTTTTCATAATAGCATCAGTAAGTTTTTTCTTATCTTGAATACAGGCAGCTTCAATAAGAACTTCATCGGGGATAGGAACTCCCATTTCTTTGAGATTAGTAAGTTGTACATATGCCATTTGTTTCTGGGTAGTCGTATTAACCCCCTCTTCAACAACACAATCATATTTGGCAAATGCACGATCATTTATCTGTTTAGTAGGTTCTGCTTGGAGAATCTTTTTGAACTTACCAGGAGTGTAATTTAACTGCACAAGTTCGAGCATGCGGCGCCCTAATAGCTTCTGCGTCATATCAAGATGATCAAAGACTGTCTGCAAGGTAGTAAGACCAGCGCCTTGGCGTAACATCGATAAAATTCCCGCTTTCTCATCAGTCGCCATTCCCAAAAGCTCTTCATTCACACCTGAAATCTTCATAAGTTCTTGAGCAAGTTGTTGGGTAAGTTCATTCATCGATGGCGGAATCTGCGGAGGTACTATCTGTTGAATATCCGTCTGGATATTCGAATCCTGTTTCATAGGGATAATACGACCTTGGCCAACATTAAGCAGATCTTTGGGATTCACCACACTGTCTTCTTTAAATATCCAACCTGAATTTGGCATGGATTCTAAAATGTCAGCTTGAATTATCATTTTTCGATTGAAGAGGTACTGGGCATCCCTGAGTCCCCGAACGAGGCCCTGGATGCGGTAATCGTAGTAAGGAAGCTCTGGATAGTAGTGACAGTAACATGGAACGAAAGGATAATCATCCAAACCACCGGGTTGTGGCGCATCAAAGAGAATTTTGCCTTGTACACATATAGCAAGACGAACCGTATTAACTTCATTCTCAACAAGAGTAATCTGTGGATACATCTTCAAGAATGCTTTGAGTTTATCAGTATCGTCTGATCGCCATTCTTGTGTCTCTCCTGTTTCTGCATCAACAAGTAGCTTTTGAGGACGTAAATCACGGTAATAGTATTCATCATACGTAAATAAATTACGCATAGCGTAGCTATAACCCTCTGCCATGAACTGAAATTTTGCGTCTCTTATCTGATTGTTAGCTACTAGCGGCATAATCTCTTCTTCTTTTCCCGGCAGCAAGGAAAGAATCTCACGTTTAGTTAAATAGGATCTACGCCATATAAAATTACAATCTGTCAAATCTGGTTTCTTGTAAAATGGATCTATAATGAAGCTAGAATAGGGACAGAGCTCGACTTTAACGTCACCAGAAACAGGGTCATTACGATAATCAATATAAGTATATAACATAGTAAGTCCAGTAGCCAAAGAGCGTTCGAATGCTTCAGAAATTGTTTCACCAACTTGCTCCCTATCATTGATAAACATAAGAACTTTAGTTAACTGGTCGGCTGTCTCGTTATCTGCATTTTCAACACCGGTAACAATCGTAGATTTCCGGTTACGACGTTGATAACCGGAAACCTGATTGACGATTGTGCGAATGTGATTAAAGGTAAAGAAACGTCGTCTGCCCGCAGGAACATTGCCATAAAAATCAGACCAAACTGTCTGATCTCCAGTCAGAAATCGCATATCCGTATCCGCTTCAGACCACCAGGATTGATTCATGACGATTGAAGCATTATAACTAGTCTCCATTTTATCCAGTATTATCCGATTTGGTTCATCCATATACTGGGGTGAAAGATTAGGATATAGCATAGACTCTCCTGCAGGTAGACATTGCTTGCTTGCTAAGCAGGCAATAATTGAGAAACGTTTTTAATATCAGTAAGTATTGATTCTATCCATGATATTAGCACTGCATATTGTGGAAATGCTAACTTTGCGTAATCGAGAAGAGGAATGATTATAGTAAGAAGTTTCTTGAGATAGTTAACTAATGCACCGGAGACTACAAGATCTTTGATTGTAGGCCATTCTAGTTTTGCTTCTGCAGTTATTTCATGCGCTACAGTATCAATTTCCTGTAAAGTCCAAGCCACCGTTGATTTTAACTTTGATTCAATATCGGTAGTGTTCATAATATCTCCTTAAAGGTTAATGAATTACCAATGCTTCTGGTTAATCCTATCATCAAAAACAGACGGAATGGAAGCATCTCCGTAATAATATTCTTTTTTAAGTTGTTCCCATTCTTCTGGAGTACGTTGATCATGAGTCTTAGGTAATGAAATGCAGAGATATCTCATCGCATCTGCAAAATGGGAAGACCAATCATGATTAGGTGTATTCTTATATACTTTCTTTTGTTGATCATATTCTTGCCGATAGTTTTCAAGTGCACGAATAAGTGGCTCACACTTGCGATCATCTATCCACATACGAGCGAATGAAGTACGAACAGCTTCAATACCATCAACAATGGATAAATTGGGCGCTACAATAAACGGAATACCAAGCTGTCGCGCTTTCTCCAAGCGTGACATTCCCGTGCCTAGTTCACGAACCTGGATATCATGCGGTGCTATATAACGACCCATTACATAAGGTTTGTTTTGAAGTACTGCAGCATAATGTTCAAGACCTTGTCCATGGTTCTCGTAACAATCAATTATTTTTATGGTAGAACCAATAACTTGAAACCAAATGATACAGGTAGAATCTGCCATACCAAGATCAAAACAACAGTGTACTTTGTGGTTAATCTCATAGGGCACTTGACCGATACGTCCTTCAAGATTCATTTTCTGAAGATAACGAGCATAGTATGCACCTCGTACTCCAAGCTCAAACGAACAGTAATATTCTTCTTGAATCTTGTCATATGAAGTTTGCTTTTTCTCAAGCTCCATTTGCTCTTCAGATATATGATGTGTTTCATCAATAGTAAGACGGTAAACAAACCACTCAGGTGAATCCTTTGCTATCTGATAAAGCTCATAAAACCAATTCTTCCCTTGTGGTGTGGTTATGAATAGCGCTTGGCCGTTATTAGCAGCAAGAACGGGACGCATAACACTAAATGCATTCTCGTCTTGATAAGCGGCCTCAGAATAAATAATAAGACGTGGATTGGTACCACGTAGCTTATCATAGTCTGTCGAACCAACTATTTGCATAATAGAACCATTCTTAAACGTTATCTTAAGCTCAGTTGAGTTTCTTGATTTAACTACTTCATCAGGAAAATAATATTCTATTAGTCTCTTTCCGTCTGATGAAATTGAATCCCAAATCACCTTGCGGCCTTGTGAGAAGGTTGGAAAAACGTAGAATACATTGCACATTTCACGCAAACAGAATTTTAAACATATATTTAAAGCACAGAGATCTTTTCCACTACGTCTTGGCATGATCGCGAGCACATATTTAAAAGGATCCTTATTGAGCATCGCATCAAGGAGTGGTTTTTGATACTCTCTTGGTTTGAAGCGCTCTAGTTGAATCTTTTTTTCCGTTTGCGATAGCACGTTTTTCTTTCGCTAAGGCTACAATTTGAGTCTTTTCTTCTGGTCGCATTTCAACAGTAATATTAGTATCACCAATATCTTGTTTATGAGCAGCGGCTTTTGCTTTCATTTGCTCATCCCAAATGTCAGAATAATGGCCCATTGTTGGAGTAACAGCCATTGCGTAATTAAACTTAGCAAGCCCTCGTTGTTTACGTTCAGCCATTACACCTTTTGCATATTCATAGGCTTTACGTAAAACCTCTGAACGGTTGAGCCAATCCCAAAATTGTTTTTGGTTAATATACTTGTACCGATAAAATGTTTCTGTAAAAATACGGCTTTCGTCACCCTCGACCCAATTGATAAGTTCGTCTGCAAGTTTCTCGAAGAATGGATTATCTGCTTGTGCTTCGGTCCACGATTGCATGAGTTTGTAATGCTGAAGCGGGTATTCGTTTTTTGACGGTTCAACAGGGACTAGTGTAGGATTAACAGTTTTAACTGTCTTTTTCATCGTTTTATTCTTCAAATAAATGCTCTGTTTGTGGTTTTCTTGGTATTTCTGTGAATCTGAATTCGACACGGGGATTGAAAGAATATATCTTTCGAGCATGTAAGTGTACGACTTTAGAATCATTTTCGTAGATAATATTCTGGCAAGCATCGCAGATGAATTTTATGAGATTATCGAGATCTGGAATAGTATCTCTATAGGTGCCATCATATTCTTCGGTTTTTCTCTTGATTGAAGTATTGGGCATTGGCATAAAGAAAGTGACTTCAAGATAAAGAGGGCCTTGCAGCATTACGCCATCGAAGTTTCTTTCAAGTTCTAAACCAAATAAGAATTTCTCTGATTTTTGTGCATCAAATACGCGACAGGGTTTTCCTCGATGTCCGACAGAAAATCGTGGGCGTTGCAAAGCGACAGGATCTCCTTTTATGCAACAACTGAATGATTTCATAGTCTCTCCAGCCTTCAAGAATCATCATTCACATCTTTTGCTTGGAGCATAGAACAAATAGAATCTAATATCAATGGTGATCTTGATGGGGATAACTATTAAGAACGTTCTTCAAGCCAACAATTGGAACATCTGGGTTGGTAAGTATCAGATCCGCCTACTTTGATAAGTTCTTGATCCAAGGGAGCTGGTCTATTACGATAAAATCGTTGTGTATATAAAGCAACATCATTACAAGGTTGCCCATTAAT